GGAGGTATGAGGACGTCGCCGAAGACCAGGGCCAGCTCCTCGCCAGCAGAACGGAGCTGTTTGAGAGCACCCCAAAGAGTGTTAGTTTGGGTCTCCATCATCTCAGTAGCTTTGGAAGTGCCCGTGATGGATGCCGTGTATCCTTCGAGAGCATCCTGGCCCTGGCCCAAAAGGGCCAGCATACCGGGCCCGGCCTCCTGGCCGAAGATGGCGACGGCCTGAGCCGCCGAGAGGTTCTTCGATTCCAAGACACCTATGATCTCGGCGAGGCTATGGGTCGCAGGGTTGACGTCCTCGATGGAGAGGCCAAGTTGTTTCAGCGTCTCGGCTGCGGCATCGGACGGCTTCAGCAGAGCCGATAGAGCCCCACGAAGGACCGTCCCGGCTTGCTCTCCCTTGAAGCCAGCGTTGTAGAGGCCCATCAGGCCGCCGGTGGTCTCCTCCAGACTCCAGCCGAGAGAGTTCGCCACGGGGCCTACGTACCTCATCGAGTAGGCGAGCTTGTCCAAATTCGCCTGCGAATTTGATGTTGCAGCGGCGAAGACGTTCGCCACCCGGCCAGCGTCCTCGGCGCCGAGCCCAAACTGGCTTATGGTGGCGGTCATCAAGTCGGAGGTGAAGGCGAGATCTTTGCCACCAGCGGCGGCGAGCTTTAGGGTGTCGTTTAGCCCGGCGACGATCTGCTGATCCTTCCACCCGGCGCTCGCCATGTAATACATGGCGTCGGCCGCTTGCGATGCAGAGAAAACAGTAGTGGCCCCGGCTTCTCTCGCCGCTGCCGAAAGGGCCTTCTGAGCTTCGACACCTCCGCCGGTGACAGAGGCCACATTGGCCATACTCTGCTGGAAGTCTCCGGCCAGTTTGACGACGCCGGCGGCGGCCCCGGCGATCGGCAAGGTGAGGCCCATCGTGAGAGATTGGCCTATCTCGCCCGCCTTCTGAGCCACAGAATCAATCTTAGATCCGAAGGTATCGAGCTTCGATCCGGCGGTAGCTAGACCGCTATCGAATCCCTTGTCTGAGAGGTATAGGCCTGCCTCTACACGGCCGACTTCCATGTTGTCACCTGGCGTTTTTCAAATGTTCATATCCTGGAGGAGGCTCGATGCCGTGAAGCGTCCAGGCTTCCCGGATGCGATCCGTCCAGGGGAGGCACTTCGACCCGCTCAGCGGGCCGCTTGGGGAAGTGCTGATCGAAGCCCCGGAGCTTATCAGCCCGTGAAAGCGCTGCGACATTATAGGCAAGATGATTAAGCTTATCTTGCTCATCTATCAACTTTTTCCGGTGAGCATCGATCTTAATGTTAAGTTCGTCTATGGTGAGTTTCCAGAACTCTTGAGGAGATAGGCCTAGCTCACCGATCCCGGTTCGCTCTGCTTCTCTCCAGTTCCAGGCGGTTCTCCGGGCTCCTCCAGAATATTCTTGTAGGTCGCCTCCATTGCGTCCAGACCTTCCATTGCTGCCTTCCGTTTGGCCCTTAGCTCGGCTTTGTTGACCGTGAGTATCCGCTTGATCTCGCCAGAGGTGTAGTTTCCCGTGGCGTCCAGCACCGCCTCCATCAATGTCTCAGTCAAAGACGAGAGGCCACCGTGCTTTTCGCTCCAGTCTGACATAAATTTGCCAGCGTCGGCTATGGTGAACTTCTCATCAAATGTCCGAACGCCAGCCCACAAGATGCCCCTGACCACCTTCCGGAAGGCGATGTTCTGAATGAGAGCATCTATCGGGAGGTTCAGAAGGTCTTCAACGGCAAACTGAGCCTCCATGTCGAGGCGAAATTTCCGAACGTCTTTGTCGGAAAGTTTCAAGTTATAAGTCTTGGTTATTATATCACATCCTAACTGTAAGTCTCATCCTTCCATCTGTAGAACGCCCCGGTGAACCGCCAGGTCATCTTTGAGGTCACGACCTCGCCGACTTTGGCGCTGACAGGGGCCCCTTCGAGATAGCCATCAGCGTCAATCCGGTGGCGTCCGGTGTCGGTGTTCACGTAAAACGAGGCGATCATATTCGACCGAAGATCTCCAGAATGGCCCGGGGCTACCCAGTAGTCCGAGACCTCACCAGACCCACCCATCAGTCCGGGGAGGTATTCCTTGTGCCCTCCGGAGCAGAACGTCGTGACTTCTTTGAAGTCAATTTCTGGAGACACCGAGAAATCATAGGCATGGCAGACGGGTTCCATGATATGCTTCGTCCCTGATGCTCGGAATAAGTCGGTAGGATCTTGTGCCACCGAGAACGTAATCAGTCCGAGATAATAGTCCACCGTGAACCCGGTGGTGATCTCGCCCCATGACCCGCCCCCGAGAGGGTCTTCTTCGATCGTGAGAGTCTCGCCATCGACCCAATATCTATCAGCGATCGCAGCTGCTTGGTAATGCTTGTGGTCGCCGAGGTCCACGAGAGAAACCTCGGTGAAGCTCTCGGTCGTGGTGGCGGCTCCACCCGACAGGCTGGAAGATCCCATCGCAGCTACGACGCCGGAGCCGTCGTTCCCTGTAGCCAGGGCGGCAGATACCCACCTTGCGGCATCCTGGGCGGCGTTCACAGCGGCCATGATCTCAGATGCGGTGCTAATGATCGTCCCCGATCCGTTGGTCTCCAGGCTCACGGTGATAGTCCTACCTGAGACTGAGACCGATAGGGGCGAGTCGTTGGCCGAAGGGTCGCTGTATATGATCGCTATTCCGTTGCCCGCCGTCCCTGGCGGGACTGCCGTAAACGTGAGGTTGTTGTTATCGCCATCTAGCGCCGTTGTCAATGTGGCTTTTTTCTGAGTTTCCTTGTAGAAACTCGCTGCGTAGCCCGCAAGGGCGGCGGAGGTCATCTTTCAGGCCTCCGATCACACCGAATCGAAGTCGTCGGTTATGACGCCGGTGGGCTGGAACGTGAACTTCAGGTTTACTTTGTCTCCCTGGCTTGCGGAGATAGGCATCGATTTCACCCAACCGTCGCAGTACCGGCCATATCCATTGTTGCTGCCGGCGTCGTCCCAATTGACTCTGAGGGCTATCTTCGTCTTCGCGGCGAAGTATCCCGCTAGGGCCGTCTGGCCGCTGGTGTCGCCCTTCAGGTAGTTGCAGGACACAGTCACTGCCCCGCCGTCGTTCGCAGGGAGGTATTCCTTATGCCCGTCGGAGTCACGGCTGGTGACCTCCACCATGTCGAGATCCCACTGGAAATCCGCATCCAAAACCTCACCGATCTTAGCTGATGCGGTTTTCCCGGTCCCAGCGGCGCCGATATACACCGACCCCGCCCAAACAATCGCTGCTGTCGTCATTTCTTTGTCACCTGACTACTCAAATTTTCTTTATGACTTCAAAGTCACAATACCATTTCACAATCCCAGAATCGCTTTCTAGCGACATCTGGGCCGGTGGATGCAAAGCCCGGCAGAGCGGATACCAAGTTCCGCTCAGGGTCTCGTTCGTCTTCGTGAGCGTGGCCCTGATGGCGGTTATCAACGTCGCCGCCGTCTGCTGGTTCTCGTTTCGTACCTGGACTTGGAATCTTGGGTATTCGTAGCCCAGGAGGTCGTCGGGCTTACCGCCGTACACCTTCAACATCACGCAATTAACCGGACTGTCGGGGAGGTAGCCGTAGAACAGCGTGGCCGTGGTACAGTGGCCCGCCGCTATCAGTACCGCCCCGATGTCGGTTATCACGCTCATCTCAAAGCCTCGGAACTATCCAACCATAGCCCATCAGGAGAACGAGGAGACCGAAGCCACCGGCCAAGGCGCTTCTCCAGTTCTCCAAGGCTCCAATCCGATGGTCGGTAGATTTCTGCCAAGCGCACTGGGTATCAAACTTCTTTCGGATATAGGATATGTTCTCTTCCATCCTGATTATCCGATCGTGGTCTTCGTCGCCCACTACCACCACCTCTTTATATTATTTCGATCCAATCCCGTCTTGCGGGCTCTGCGAGATCCCCTCTCAAACATGGTCTCGCACCCCGCTTATGCTGACACCGTCCCCGCTGTGGCTCGCCCGGCGAAGTAGTATCCGTAGCTCATCAGCGTGAGGTCGGTGAACGTCTTCGTGATCGAGTCGGGAACCGTCACTCCCCCGAATGGGAGGACAGCGAACCCGACGAGTGCCCCGGTGGATATCAGAGTGAGGATCAGCCGGGTACTGACCGCCATCTCCTCATCTCCTCCCGAGCTTGATCGCCGTGCTTTCGGCTGCCTTCATCTTCGCGTCCTGGTGGTCTACCTCGGACTGGCCGAACTTCGCCAGAGCTTCTTCTCGGGTGTAGATCTGGCCGTTGTATCCGATATATCGGACCTCGCCGTTCCTCATCTTCGTGTAGCCTGCGAGGAGGTTCTTCTCGGGGCCTTCGAAGGGGATACATCCCAAGCCGCCGTCCTCGGTCTCGATGATCGTCAATGACCCGCCGCATCCGGGGCAGGCCACGGTTCCAATTACTTCATTTGTCAATTTGTCACCTCAAAACAACTCCGATAGCCGCGCCGATGTTTTTGATAGCGCTGTCGGAGCTTTCACTGAATTCATTCTCCAGAAACTTAGCCTCGCCTTCGTCGTGGTGGAGGGATGTGTCTTCGTGTTGCCGGACGGCGTAAGGCGTCGAAAAGCTGATAGTCGATCCCATAGCAACGTCGTCAACGTGGCCCGAGGCCCGGAGAGGCCCCTCGTCAATCGGAGTCCGGGGGATCGTCCGGGTGAGGATGCCTTCGGCTTCGAGGTGGATCGCCTTCTTTCCGGCCACGAGTGCAGCGGCGGAGAGGGCTTTGCCCTTCCAGGTGACTTTGACGTTGCCGCTCAGAGCCACCCCTCCCAGAAGGTATCCGAGCCGTCGAAATCCGGCATATGGCTTATCTTCTGAATCTCCCGGGTCTCGCCTCCATAGATTATCTCGTCGCCCTCCCGGAGCTCGACATCAGCGAAGATATGGGCCTCCGAGGTCCAAGTCTCGCCCTCGGTGTTTCGAAATAGCTTCGAGAGCTTTTCGAATCGACAGCTAATCGATGAAGTCGAATATGTGTAGTTACCCCACGAATCCGGGCCCGTAGCTATCCTCCTCAGCGTTGCGGTCTGTTTCAGGAAGGGGCTCATCAGGCTCATATCACCCTCACATCCCGCGCCAGGTAGCGCTCCAGAAGTCGCCACGCCCGCTTTGAGTAGAACCCCTCTCTCGAATCTGATGTAGAAGAGCCCCGGAACTCGTACTGAAGCCCCGTCCCGGAGATCCGGACGGACTTCACACCGTGCTCTTGAAGGTCGTCCACCTCGTCGTAATCGCTGGATGCGGTCGCGGCGAGGATCGCCACCGCTTCGAGACAGATCGCGTCTTTGATCGCCTGGGGGATCACGTAGGCGTCGGCGTCCTCGTCGTAGTCGTAGGCCCCGAGCTGATCCACCCGAGGGAAAAGTTCCTCCTGGCCTTCCTCTACCGTCTCGTACCTCTGGCCTACAAAGGCCAGGCTTTCGAGCTTCTCGACGGCCCGGTCTAAGAGGATCTGTCTGTCGACCGTCACTGGCTGCGTTCCAGGCAGTCAACTCGGATGACAGGCAGAGGGCCACAAGGCGCGTCTTAGCGTCGGCGAGGAGGATGTAGGCCATGTGCTCCCCTAGACTGGGAACTTAAACGCCTCAATCGTCCCGTCGGTGGAGTTCGTGTTCACCAGGAGGTAGCCAGTCTGGTTGACGAACCTAGCAGACTCAAAGGGCCCTATCCAAGTCTCGGAGGTGGCGTTGGCGATAGTGACAGTCAGATTTCCCAGTGAGGATCTGAAGGCAGGAGGATCGTCACCAGCAAGTACCGTAATCGTCACGCCGCCAGGAGAGCCCCCGGATTCGACCACCCTCAATAGGGTTCCGGGATAGAGGGCAATGGTGTGATTGTTGGTGGAATCGAGCGTGACGGGCGTGGCCATCGATGCCGGTTCGCCGTTCTCAACCAGGGTAGTGCAAGTGATCGCAGTCCGAGCGCCGGATGCCATAGGCAGGGCGAAGAGACCGATCAGAAGAGCGGCCCCCAGGATTGCCATGAATAGTTTCTTCATCGTCATCACCTCTAAGAAGTCGTGGCCGTCAGGACCGCCAAAGCCGTAGGTCTTACGACCTTTGCGCCGTAGACGTGCAGGCCCTTCACGGCGTCGGCGAACCTCTTCTCCATCCGGTACGGCTCGACCTTCACAATCTGTTCAGCGAAGGACCAGGCCATCGGATGGCCGGCGATCACCTTGTACTTGGAGCCAGCGACGACGGGGCAGTTGGGCGATTCGTAGACGTCGAATCCCAGGACCCGGCCTATCTGGCCAGATCTGAGCGTGTCGGCACTTCCGGCGACGTTGGCCTTCGTGAACCGCTCGTCCTTCAGCATCACAGCCAGAATCTCAGGACCGGCTATCACGAATCGGCCTCCTGTCGGGATCTTGGATTTGTTGAGGTTCACCCGAAGGTCTACCAACTCGTCGAAGATGTTGTACTCTCCGTCCCCAGGAGTGCCAGCGACCACAGTATGTGGCGTGGTGTTGTTTCCGATAGCGTTGCTGGCGCTGGCGTCGGTGTAGAGGGATGCGATGAACTGATCGGCGGTATCTCGGAGATAATAGGAGGCGTCAGTCATTGCGGCGGCCATAACTTTCGGCTTCTGCTGGGCCTGGTCGAGGTCGTCCACCTGGAAGTTGAAGTACTTCGCCTGGTCGATCTTAAGCTCTGCCTGGGCGTCAGTGAGGGCTTCGGGGTCGTCGATGTCGGTATCTCTGGTGTACGTCCCGACCGAGATGGGGCCGATTGCGTTGATCTTCACCGTGTCGCCGAATGCCCGGATCTCGCCCTGATAGTCCCTATTGATGATAGCCCCCTGGCCGAAGATGTGGACCTTCTGGAGGTTCACCAAAAGCTGCTGACTCCAGACTTCAGGAATGAAGTTTGCAAGAGACATTACTTGATTTCTCCTTTCGCCATCGCTTCATGGATGGCGCTTTCGTTCTTCGAAAATTCCTCGGGTGTCATGTCTTTGATCTGCTGACGAGTGAAGCTGGTCTTCGGAGGGTTACCACTGCCCCTGCCACCATCGCCAACGTTGGGCGGGGGATAAGAGGTCTTCATGAGGGGCATGTGCGTCTCCAAGAACTTCGCCGGGTCGTCGCCGGGTCGGAAGTTGACAGCCACGTATTCAGCCGCGCCTTTGCCGAGCTGAGCCTCGGAGACCTTGGAATTGATCTCTTTGATCCCAGCGTCGTACTTCTCGCGCTTTTCGGCTGCGGCCTTCATGTCGGCGAGCTCTTTGGCGACGGCTTCGGCTTTGGCGTTGGCCTTTTCCACCTCCGTTTTTCCGGCGGATTCGAGCCCTTCCACCTTAGTTTTCAGCGTGTCCCTTTCGGTGGTCAGTTTGGAGTTCGCAGTCTCAAGCTCTTTGTTTTTGGCTTGCAACGCCTCAAAATCGGCTTTGGGGACGTGGTTTTTGAGCCGTTCCCCTACGATCTTATTGACGTCTTCCTGTGTGAATTTCTTCTCGTCGTTCTCAGACATGGGAAAGCACCCGCTAAGTCTCGCCGATGTCGGACGGCGGCGACGTCTCCAGCGCCAGGCAGCGCCAGTTTAGCGCCCTGGGAGGCGAGAATAGATTGCCTGAGCCGAAGATCCAATAGTGGGTTATTTAGAGGCGATTGTATATAAACTTATCCTTACGTTTCTATCACCTCAGGGCGAAGAAGGCGTCAGCTTTCGGCATTTCGCCCCCAGGCGGCGAGGAGGAGAGGGAGTCTCATCGCCTCAGCCCTCCACCAGTTCACTTTCGACGTCAACCGCGCCCCGGAACTCCGACGAGTCATAGCAACCCGACAAGTCCGAGGGGAACGCCTCTCTCATCGCTTGGACGAGGGGGACCTTTCGGATCATCGTCGCTTTGTGCGTCCTCCAGGAGCCGTCTTTCCCGCTGTCGTAGTCCTTCAATGCCACCTCCGCCCTGACGGGATGATCTCTATCCTTCCGGAACACCTCCGCCCACCCGCCGAGAAGCTCCTCGTCCTTCCGGACGAATGAGCCTTCCCGATAGATCAGAGAGCCCTCGCCGTCGTCTACGATGACTCCAGCCTTGAATCCTTTGTACTGAGGGTGAAGCTCGGCCTTCCGCATGAAAGCCTCTTTTCCGACTACCATCTGAGCCTTTGCCCCGTACTTGATCAGGTATGCCTCGTTGGTGAACGGGTTAAGGTTCCTCGCCTGGCATAGCTTCAGGAACATGAAAGCCTCCTGATCGGTGGCGGCGGGACAGATATAGTCCTTGATGTCATCGAGCGATAGCTCCGCCACCTGGATATCCCGCATCGGGGCGGACCGAACGACGATCGCTTTGGGGGGCGGTGTCGCCGATGTACCCGACATGCGATACTCTTTTTTGGGCGGCGGGGAGGGCGTCTCCAAAGCTTTCCTCAGGGTCTTGATCCAGGGCCGGTCGAGCTTCGTCATTATCTCGCCCGTCTCGGCGTCTACATAGACGTGACCCTTCCCCGGTTCGTTGATGCTGATGCAGTCGGGGAGCCCGGAGTCGTTCAGTGATCCGGTCCAGTCTTCGGGTTTGGGTTTTACGTTATCCGTCGCCAGTTCGGAGCCGTACTCTTTGTTTGCGGCTTCGATAAATGCGTCTACTTTTTCAGCTATCATGTTACTTCTCCACCTTCTCTATCGTCACTCTCACCACGTCCTGATTTTTGAGGCCCTGCACTTCCGCCGTGGCGGTGGGTACGTTGATGGAGAAGACTTTGCCCCCACCGCCGTATACCTTCGCCTCGAATGAGCTTTGCATAGTTCTAGGTATACCCAAAAGTATATAAGCTTTGGGGTAGTATAGAAGGCTATGAGAACCAAAGAGGAGCTGAGGAAGATATACGACGCCGAACACGCTGGGAACCCGCACGTAGAGCACGAACTCGCCTTCGTGAACTGGGTCCCTCTGTACTTGAAATTTGAAGCGATCGAGGGCACGCTCAAGGCAGAGCCGGGCCACCCGAACTATGACGAACTCGACCGGGAATCAAGCCGCCTGTGCCGCATCCTGGGGTACTGAAATGATATTCGACTACGACGGCCTCAAGCTGCGGCCCGTGTTCGTGATGACGCGGGCTCTGATCGGCTGCGAACATGCAGACGGCGGCGGGATGCAATCATGCGACGACTGCGAGCTGTTCGAGGAGTGCCCGATGCTGGACATGGGGGAAAATGCTCCGGAACGATGCACGACAGGGCGAGGATCTACTGGAGATCCCGGTGGGCGATGATGTGAACTGGAAGATGATGCCCCAGGAGGCCGTCGATGCCGTATATGATCTACTGATGAAGCGGGGGGATCTGTGATGGTCCCGCCCCCCATCACCCTCCGAATCAGCCCGAACGAACGGGCGACGGCCCCGGAACGATTCGATATGTGCGTCATGGAGGCGACTCGCCGGGGATTTGAGGTCGTCCCGGACGCCGGGGCCGAGGTGGATCTCGTCCTCTCCCTGGGAGATCGGACTCTCGGCATAGATTTGAAAATGCCCCAGGATCTCATAGGAAGTCTCCAGCCGGCCCCTGAGACGGGTGAGTGTCATTTATCGACCCAACGGAGAAACTGTCCCTATGCGTTCCGCGTCGCCGTCCTGGGCTCTCTGGGCGACGTGATGAGAGCCCTGCCAACGGTGACGGGGAAAGGCTGGCGTAATCCCAGGGAGCGGGCCCAAGCAGAGGGGATGGTCCACCGGGGGATCGATGCCCTGCAGGCGTCGGGCGTCGAGGTAGATTTCGGGATGTCGCCTCTGGACTTCGCCTTCGGCGAGCGGCGGTCGTGGGGGGCGGCCGCCGGGCCAAATGCCGCCGACGAAGCGGCGATGGCGGCGAACGTCTCGCAGGTCATGAGGCGGGCCGAGTACATCCTCCGATCGAAGATCGATCTCCCTCGCGCCCGGTGCGAATCGGCTCAGGAGGCGATGCTCCGATGTCTTCCCGGCGTCGGGCCGGAGACGGCGCGGGCGATGGTGGCGGCGGGCATCCGCCCGAAACTACAAGGGGGGATTCGACTAAGCAGAGAAGCGGAACACGCAGGGGAAGCGTTTCTATTGGACGACTTGATGAAAGTCCCCGGCATCGGGAAAAAGAAGGCGGAAAAAATCTTAAAGGCCCTCGACGGATGAGGGCTCCCCCCATGCATGACACCACGAATGCCAATGTTCGTGTATGGTGGGGGCGACCCACAATTTTCCATCACATCTGATCATAGTAGCCATCGGGCTCCATAGATCACACCACCCCCACCGATCCTTTGAAATCGTCTTCCGCTCATGCCAGTTCGGGCAATTTTCGCATCGCTGTCCTTGAATGTGGTGAGAAATCCGCCACGCGATATGATCTAGCCAATCCTCTTCTAGTATGTGATAGACTGAATACAACCCAACGAAATCGAACAATTTATATAAATTATCCGGTATAAATGGGTAGTCACGCCACCACCGTTTCCCATCCCATTTATCCATCATCGATCATCGCCTCCTATGGCCTGCTCCCATGCGAGGAGCGCGGCGATGGTGGCGGCGGTCATGGGGTGGCCTCTGCCGGCATCAGGTTTTTTTCCTCCACCATCGAGATTGTCCCATCGGCCCACTTGACTCGGACCCCTCCAGGACGACAGATGAAGAGTATCTTTACATTTTCCCAGGCCGCGAAGGTCACTCCCTGGATGTGGTGATAGACCTTGACCCGCATTGTGTCGCCTTCTTTCACGCCATCACCTCGCGCCGGGGTCTCCGGAGCCCTTCTTCGGCGCGTCTCCCAATCTTGTGCCCCTCCCGGCGATCTCCACCAGGATCATCGCCGCCAGGTTCTCCATCGTGGCCTCGACGTTCCCGGCGGAAGCGTAATGCTGCGCCGCCGCAGCGTATGCGGCGACGAGTCTGGAGCGGGGGATCATCGCGCCACCTCCACCCGCATCTCCTGGCGGGACTTTCCCTCTCGGATCAGATCCCAGCGGACCTCTCCGAGCGCATCCTCTGGCGTCGGAGCCGACACGATCCGCTCGGCTCGCGTCCCATCGGGGGCGACGAGCCAGGATACCTTATATCGCATTATGGGGCCTCGTAGGGGATGCCCCGCAGGGCGCGATGTTCTTTGATCGCTTCTCTCAGCTCCGAGAGGTCGGCCAGCTCGCCGGTCCGCTTATATCTCGCCGCGGCCCCGTCGATCCGCTCCTCGAGGAGCTTTAGTTTCATTGTAGGCATCTTTCAGTCCTCCTCTAAACCTTCTGTGGACGCGATTTTTGCGCCATCGTTTTCGGCTTGATCTTCTATACCCTTCCGGCGAATTTTCTCCCTGGGAGCGCTTGAGTAGGGCATCCAGGGATATAGAGGGCACGTTGGGATGGCGCAGTCCTCCCGACCATCTACATAGTCGGCCATGCAGTCAGAGCATTTGGCCATGATCGCCTGAGCGGGTGTTAGCCGTTTGCCCTGAAGATGCTTTAATCGAAAGGTCGTTCCTTTTCCTGTCATAGAACGCTTTTACGCTTCTATGGCATATATACCTTTCCATCGAGCGAAAAGTACTTATGGTATCGAAGCCCCATATAGGGTAGCGGGGCGCGTCAGACCGTCCCGCCCCTTTACCCTGAACTGGCCCGGAGCCGATGAAGTCCGGGCCGAATTGGTTCGCGGCGCGGCGGCGCTATATTCTGAAGATTCACTCCCTTCATCGAAACCCCCTAAGCGGGAACCGCCAGACCCGAACCTGTGGCGAGGGCAACCTCGCCCGAATCATAATGATGTAGGGCCATGAGATCCCTCCTTTAGGCGGTCCCGGAGATGCCAACCGGGGCCGCCAGCACCTCTCTTTTGTTTCGAATGGGTATTTCGACCGCAAAGTATATATCCTCATAGGTACCAGTAGGTATTGTAGGGCGCGAAGCCCTGAGAGGTGTAGGAAAATGATAATCGAGTATGCAAACGGCAGATCGGTGAAAGTAGAGGACGAAGAGGATGCGAGGAGACTCATCGGCGAGGAATATCCAGACGCCGTATACGGTGATTGGGAGGAAATAGCTGGCGAGCGGCAGCGCATCCTAGTATGGCAGGACGAAGAGGACGCAGGGGAACCGGGGACCGGAGACGATGGTAGTAACGCCGTTGCCGAAATAGTGTATTATGTAGAGGCCCCCTGATGGCCCCGATGACAAGATCCCGGAAAGCCGCCTATATGGCTGGCATGCTGTTCATCGCCACCTTTGTATGGGCGGCGGTGTACGTTTGGGATAACGGGTTCTTTCTGTTGGCCGCCCTAGTAGGGTTTTTCGTGATCTATTGGAACTATTGCGGGGAGATGGGAGCCAGTGAGCCCCCACAAGAGGAGAGGTGAGAGAGATGGATAAGATGATAGAAAAGTTGGCCCGCGCATTAGCGCGGGAATATGACGTTCCATCAAAGTCGTGCGAGAACGCTGCCAGGGCACTGATCGCGAATGTGCTCGATGGATGCGAGCACATGGGAATAGAAGACGCCGCCCCCGAAGTGAGGCGGTTCGTAAAATCTTACACCCACCCGGTGTGGGTTCGGCTCGCCTATAATTGTGGCGAACCCATGGTGCTCCCGGGTATCTTTCCCTCCTGGGAGAAAGCCTCCCAACGAAGCTCATACATGGTGGATCATATTCACCATGTGGTGAAAGAGGCGGGCAGCTCCGCCTACGTCCTCGTCTACGAAGAAGAGGACGAGGAGGACGGGGAGACCCGTCTGCGGGTCAGTACCCGTGTGTCGCCCATCCCCATGGAGGGGATGATAGAGATTCCCGGAATCCGAGTGGTACCGTCGGGGAGACAGATCCGCGGGGTCCATCCCGTAGATCCTAGATTTTATATTCGGGAGGAGGCCCCCTGATGCCCTCCTCGCCGTACATCGAGGTCTCCCAGGAGACGCGGGCCCGGATCGCGGAGATCCGCCGCCGGGCCTCCGCCGCCGAGGGGCGGCAGGTGCGTAATGAGGAGATCGTGGCGGGGCTCATCGATGACCGCGCCGTCCTGGCTCGGATGGGGACGATGATCGACGAAGCGATAGAGTCGCTTGTCGATGACGCGGGGGGGTGCATGGCATCGATGCCCGCGCTGGACGCGGCGAAGGTGCCCCTCCGGGCAGCCTGCAAGGCGCTGGGAGACCTGAAGGCAGTCATTGGAACCAAGGGCCGGATCACCGGCACGGCGGAGCTATTCGAGCATCCGAAAGGGATGCAGTTCACCGTCTCAATCGGCATCCCGGAGATACGGCTCGCCGGCGCCGCCGATCCCGAAAGGGAGGCGCGGCGGGCGATGATCGAGTACCTGGAGGATGTGGTCGGCCTACCAAAGGAGGAGTATTGAGATGTGCATAGGCATCGGGATCATCGTAGCCGTCCCAGACGACGGCTCGCCGATCCAGATTTTTGGTAAGAATGGCAACAGCTCTCATGACACCATCCTACACGAGATGGTGCCGGTCGAGCTGCACAACCGGGTAGCGAAAATCGAGTACACTTACCCCCACGCTCTCCGCTTGGACGCACCCGACGAAGTGTGCCGCCGCATAGCGCTAGATCTGGGGGTGGCCGAGGAGGGGCCGTACGGCCCCCGCCTGAAACCGAGTGTGATCGTCGCGATCCACAAGTGGATCAGGGAAGCGGGGATCGAGTTTTCGGCCCAAACGTTGCAGTACGCAACCCTGCTGCACGCGGACCTGGAGGGCGCCGACCTGACAGAGGCGAACCTGGTGGGCGCAAGCCTGGTGGGCGCGAACCTGACGTGGGCCAACCTGGCCGGGGCCAACCTGGCGAACGCGAACCTGCGCGGCGCGATCCTGGAGGACACCGACCTGCGGAGGGCGAACCTGCGGAGGGCGGACCTGACGTGTGCGTTCCTGGAGGACGCTGACCTGCGGAGGTCGGTCCTGGAGGACGCCGACCTGCGCGGCGCGAACCTGACTGGGGCGAACCTGCGGGGTGCGGACCTGACGAACGCGAACCTGGAGGACTTCGCGCCATGAATGCACGCGTGCTTTTCCGAATGCGCGGTGACTCATTCTTTTGCGTCATGGCGCGATAAATGTGGCGCGAATCGGGCGGCCACGATCATTTTCCTGACGTCAGGAAAATGATGCCCACATTTCCGGTCACATTCCTTTTGTGTCGTTATCTATTTATGCTATTAGCGTAATTAGCTACCATGGCAAACCCTTGCATCAACATACCTGATCCGCTATTGAGTGAGATCGACTCGATAGTGGAGGCGACATCGAAGTATCGAAGCCGAAGCCACTTTTTGCAGATCGCCGCCGAGAACCTGGTGGCGGAAGAGGCGCGGGCCGGGGGCGCGTGAGGATGCGCTGCGAAGAATTTTATGAGAAATGGAAGAAGGCGGGCAACTTCTGTGAGAAACACCCAAGAACTGCAAGCCGTATCGAGAAGTTCCTCGATCTAATTGTGGTGGAATTGGATGAAGAACTCGCAAAAAGTGAAATATTCCAGGGCGGAAATGGACCAAATGGTCCGGTGATATCAGAGGGAGCGTCGCGCCCATTGATTTCGGAGACTGACCCAGACGTGAGATACGAAGCTATCCATCAAATTGTAAAGGTGGCGGAGGAAAAACACATGGATGGCCTCCCAGTCAAAGTTATAGGTCGAGAAGTTGAAGAGATTTTAGAGAAGGCAAAAGCAAAGAAGAACGGCGCGCACGTCGCCAACAACTCTGGGGATAATGAATGGTACACCCCCCAGAGAATAGTGGATAGGGTTCATCAGGTGATGGGGGGCATAGACTTAGATCCCGCCAGCCACGAAGACGCCAACGCTATTATCCGGGCCGGGGCGTTTTTCACTGAAAAGGATAACTCTCTGGGTCGGGACTGGAACGGGCGGGTATTTATGAATCCCCCGTATGCTCAGCCCCTCATAAGCGAATTTTGTGCGAAAATCACCAGAGAAGTATTATCGGGGAATATATCTGAAGCCATTGTTCTTGTGAACAATGCGACAGAAACGCAGTGGTTCCAGGATATGGCCGCCGAAGCAAGCGCCATCTGCTTTCCGAGAGGGCGGGTGAAGTTTTGGCATCCCCGGAAGGTGAGCGTTCCTCTTCAGGGACAGGCTATAATATACTTTGGGAGTAACGTTTCTGGATTCGTAGATGCATTTTCCGGGGAGGGGATGGTATGGTTGAACGGGGCCAAATCAGAAATAAAGAATTAGCATCCCGGAACAATCGAGATTATAGTAAACTGAGATTCCAAAACATAACCCCCACAGATATCGATTGTTTTGTGGAGCTTTGGAATCGAGGTTACTGGATAATGGAGCTAAAATCAGAGGGGGCAAAACTGAGAGGGGGGCAAAGATTAGCAATCGAGCGACTCACCGATACGTTAACAGATGCTGGTAAAATTGCAGTTGCCGTTGTTGCCATAGCTCCGAAAGGAATCGAGAATGACATTCTCGCCCACGATTGCCCAGTAGGAGAATATAGGTATCTCAAAGCCTGGGAACCGGGAAAGGACGGGCTGATAGTTATCGATATGTGGAACTGGTGGATAGCGAAAATCCAGGAGTCACTCCAGGCGGGCTGAGGTTAGATTATGGGCGGATCTGAGGATGTTATCCGGGCCGCCATCGAGGACGACCGATGGATCGGGTTCACGGCCTACCTTCCCCCCTGCATCGAGGGCGTCTGGGAAGAGGGGGCAATCGAAGAGACGGGGCGATCATGTCGGCTTATAGCCCTGTATTTCAAGGGGATCATCGATCAGCTCTTCAAAGGCAAGGGAACCGCCGAGACGCCGTTCGCGTCGTGGCTTGAGGATGAGATCGGCGGCGGGACCGGGAACCTCCAGCGGTTCCTCGACTGGAACGACCGATGCAAGAAGCCCCTGTCGAAAAAGGAGATCATCGGGATAGTTTACCGGGTGATCGACAGCCCCCGGACATGCCCGACGTGCAAAGAGCTTCAGGCCGTGGCGGGGACTGGCATTTACTGCGTCGAAGAGGACTGCCGCCGAGATGCGAAGGCGAAGAAAGCGCACAAGACGCAGCAAATCGCCGTCGTCGGCGACGAGCCGTTAACCCCCAGGGGCAACGCCGAGAGGCTTATCAGGCTCTTCGGTACTTCGATGAGGTTCAACCATACCGACGGAAAATGGTATCTCTGGAACGGGTCGATATGGTATCCTGATGATAATGGGGGGGCCTTCCGGCGGTCTGAGGAAGTGGTGGTTGAGCTTTACCGGTTCGCGTCGGAGGCCGACGACTCCGCAAAGAGAGAGATCAGATCTCAGTGGGCGAGGCGGTGCGATGGGATGGGCGGTTATCGGGAGATGTTGGAGATCGCCAAAAATAAGCACCCCATAACCTCTACAATTGAACTATTCGATCAGGACCCCTGGCTATTTACATGCCAGAACGTCACGCTAGACCTTCAGAGTGGCGTCGTGACAGAGCCGAAGCCGGGCCATTTCATCACGAAAGCGGCCAGCGTCGTTTACGACCCCGACGCGAAAGCGCCGCTATGGGATGCGTTCCTAAAAGACGTATTTCGGGACTCGTCGGGGGATCCGGACGGGGAGCTTATATCTTTCGTCCAACAGGCCGTCGGCTATTCGCTCACCGGATCGATGGCGGAGCAGATGTTCTTTTTCTGCTATGGGGCCGGAGCCAACGGGAAGAGTGTCTTCCTGTCGGTGATCCGGGATATGATGGGCGACTATGCCCGCCAGACTGATTTTAACACCTTTTTGGTGCAGCGGAACGAATCGGTGAGGAACGACGTGGCGGCTCTGGCCGGGGCGCGGTTCGTAACGGCCCTGGAGTCGGAGGAGGGGAAGAGGCTGGCGATGGCCCTCATCAAGGCATGGACGGGGGGCGATCCGATCACGGCGCGGTTCCTCCATCAAGAGTACTTCACGTTCAATCCTGTCGGGAAGCTCTGGTTTGCCTCAAATACCAAGCCGATGATAACCGAGAGGAATAAGGGAGCATGGAGGCGCGTCTGCATGATTCCATTTACCGTGTCGATCCCCCCCGAGATGCAAGACCCGGACCTTGAAGATAAGCTTCTGAAAGAGCTTCCAGGCATCTTCAACTGGGCGTTAGACGGTCTAAAGAAGTACTTAGAAGTTGGTAAATTAGAGCTACCTTCCGGTGTTACGAACGCGACTAAATTGTATCGTGAGGAGTATGACTCTATAGGATCGTTTATACAGTCGCGGGTTAAATATGATAAAAATGCGTATATACTCGGAAAAGAATTATATTCCGCCTATGAAGAGTTCTGTGAAGAGGCCGGATACACCCCGCTAGGAAAGCGGAAGTTCAACCAAGAAATCGAGAGCGAGCCCGGTGTTATGAAATCTGACTTCCGGCATTCTATTAAGTGGATTGGCATCGAACTACTTGGTGAAACTATCGAGACTGTGAGTAATGTGAGTTATGTGAGTCGAAATCTGGGTTTTAGCTACGTGAAGGAAATTATAGGAAAAAACCTGGAAATGGACTCACATAACTCACAAACTCACATCCAGGGTGAAATTGAGACAGTTGGCGACTTCGGGCCTCCCTCTCAGATATCCCAGATCCTAGCCGATCACATCCGGAAGGGAACCCCGATCCGGACGAGGGACTATCCCGACATCGACGAGCTGGAGATGCTGGAGGCCCTGGATGCCGGAGGATGGACAGAGAAACGCGGCGTCTGGTGGCCGCCATCGGAGGAGACGAGATGAAGATCATGGTAGTACTGGAAGACATCCCGGCGTTCGTCGGGCTCGATGAGAAGGTCTGGAAGCTGCGGCGGGGCGACATGGTGTGCGTCAACCCCGGTCTCCCTTTCAGGCAGGCAAAGATTCTGATCGACAGGGAGAAGGCCCGATGGGTAGGGCTTTAAGGAGACGATGAAGATGGTAATATTTCGACTCGAAGAAAAGGCGTTGATCAACCTGGAAGGCGTCCGGGTATCGACGGCTCACCGGATCGGAGCCGAGACCGAGAAAGGGCTGCTGCTGGAGGTCGTCCATGTAGCCGACGGGATGGACGTGAAGAAAATCGGCTACTGGCTCCCTAAAAGCCAGATCAAGGTTGAGAACGGTACGATCGAGATCCCCGACTGGCTCTGGCAAAAGAAGAAAGAAGCGATGGATTTTGTGAGGTGACGAGATGGACAGATTTGACAAGATCGACGAGGAGCTGCGAGAGATCGCCGAACGGCTCAAGAG